GCTGTTCTTGCCGTTACACTTTACTTTAATTCGCCCGCCTTTGCATCCTGGTCAACTCAGGACCTTGTGCTGGAAGGCGTGTATCTTGGCCTGCTGTACATCGATTGCGGCCAGACAATTTATCGCAAACAGAGTTTTCCACGCTATCGTGAAGCTAATCCACTAATTCGCTATGCTTCAACTGATGACTTCCGCCGCGTATGTACCTCTTTACTAATTTTCCACCCAATCATTGCTAGTCACCTTACAGAATACACCCGTTCCACGTTTCAGATTCTATCAATTGCGTTTGAATTAGCAGCAGTCAGGAAAAACGCTTCTATACGACCATCAGTCGCTTTTCGCCTATCATATTAGTCTAGAAACTTATGCTGTTGGTAGATATTCAATAAGCATTACCTCTTGAGTAACAACATCATTTGTAGCATCAGCTAAATTTTCCCCAGTGAATTTTATCACAATCGTTCCTGCAAAAGAGGCTGTTGAGGCAAAAGATGTAGCAGCAGTTGTCGCAGTACTTGTGTAGCGAGCATAACCTAAGCCGGTCGAAGCCCCAGTTCTTATCAAGACTATTTCAATCTGCCAATTACTACCAGTCGCGACTGTCTCTAAAGTAGTTCCGCCTCCGTCCCAAAAGATTTTGACTGTTGAGTTCTTATTTCCAACTGCATTTGTGCCTGATGCTCTGATAACGAGCGCATCACCGTTAGCGTCCAACGTGTCGGCTGGGAGAGTGTAGCTCATTAAATCATCTTCCCCGGCACCGACATTTCCAACAGCCGTCCCATTTGAATGTAGTGTTCCGCCAACCCGCGCTGATCCCGAGCCAGTTCCGCCAGTCAGGGTCAGAGCATCAAAGAATCCAGACCCAAACCTAGTAGCCGTGGCCCCAATGTCACTCCCGCCATCTGCCGCACAGAGCAGGTCTTTTCCCGATGCCAATGTGATATGCCCGCCCGCAGTGAGTGTATCGGTCAGGGTCAGCGTATCAATAAAAGCATTTCGCCATCGAGTTCCCGTTAAACCTAGATCAATTGCGGAATCACTTCCCGGCTGAACCGAAGCAGGCTTTAATACCAGTATTGAAGTATAAGCACTCGCCCCGGTTTGTTGTGAGAAGTCGAAGGAAGTTGCGGGCGTAGTTACATTTGTGTTGATAAAATTGATAGCTTGCTGACCACCCGTCCTATTAAAACCAATAGCCACGGCTCCATCTTGATGTGTTGTGTCATCACCCGCTGAATTAGCCAATCTGAAATTTAGAAAATCTCCATCCGCATACATAGATATGTCATCTGGAGTAGCATCCATGTAGAACCTCTCGGCATAGATATTCTCCTGGCTAGAAATACCTCCAGTGACTTTCAGGGCTCCGGTTGTGATTGATGTCGCGCCAGTAGCATCTGTTATTGTTGTGACACCCGCTACACCAAGGGTTGCGCTAAGATCGGCATCTGCAATCCAAAGTTTTTGTAGTCTCGCGCCAGATGCCCCCAAATCGCTTGTAGTGGAACCGAGAAGATGGATGCCTGCACCCAAGGTTGCATTCGCGTTCAGTGCAACAGCAGCGGAGAATGTTGCCGCAGCCGCAAAAGTCGCTAGATTTCCCGTCCCCGCCAACGTCAAGGCCAATACCCTGGCATCCGCTACTGTGTTGTAAAACCTCAAATCTCCGGCACTCGCACTGGAACGCGCACCCGTAATAGCGGGACCCGCATCTTCGGCAATGCTGGCAAATTCCCATGCCAGAGCAAGTTCGCTATTATTTACAGATGATGTGGTGGTCAGTCGCAATAAGTCCTGCGAGGACGCTACCGTTGTATCAATATTTAGGGCGGCTTGGAATGTCGTTACGCCCGCCACATTCAGCAGCCCACCAATCCACGCGGCACCAGCTACACCAAGACCATCCCCAACAGTCAAAGCCCCAGTAGTAGGAGATGTGGATTCCTCGGTGGAAAGGACCGCCACAACGGCGTCGGTTATGTCTGTGGCAGCGGTAACTGTCATCACCGCTACCCCATTCGCGGCAATTCCGACAAAATTCTGGCCAAAGTACAAGCCTTCAACAGTCGAAGTCGTACCGGAAATTGCTGGGTCTGCCGCGGAACCATCGGGGAAAGTCGCGGAACCTGTGTAGACATTGTTCGCTTCCAGGCTGGCCACGATATAGAGATTGCCTGAACCGTCCTTGTAAAATTTCAGTTGGGCTGGGTCGTTGCTCGTATCCGCAAATATCTTTCCTTCTGGCTTGTCGGTTGGTTGGGTGCCCGAGGCATAGTTTTTTTCCAGGTCTGTCATTACTGACAGATAATCGTCAAAGTAGGTCTTTCCGTCAGTCCAAGGCGTATTGAAATGCGTATCGGCATCAATGGTGTCACCATTGTTCGCCGTGGCATGATTCGTAAAAGCTGTTATTGTCGATATGGCTGGCATGATTATCTCTCCTGCGCACCTATCAGATAATGCAGTTCAGCATCGGTGAGTTTCCAGGTCTCACCAGCTTCCAAATTTTCTATCGAAATCGAAAGCAATTCCGAGTAAAGGTCTGTGTCATTGTCGCCTTTGATTACAACAGTGGTAGCATAGACCGCAGTACCAAAAACAGCCGTTCCAAATACCGACGTGCCTCCATCTTGCGAATAGCCCCAGGTTGCCCCAAATGTGGCTTCTGAGCGATCTTCATGGTAACGCACTGTGACCGTATATGTCCCGGTCGGCAATCCCCGTAAAAACGCAACAAGCCATTGCTTGTGATTCATTGGAAAGCCAGCATGAAAATCCGGCATTCTCCAACGGCTTTCAATGGCAATCGTGTCCAGATCGTTGTTCCCCGATTCCGTTGTGTATAATTTGCCACTCTCAAGAAGTCCCAAAGACCCGCTGGTTGTTTTGAATATGCTTTGAAACCAGGTATTTCCTGATTTGATTTTCCAATGCAGGCAATTAATCCGTCGCTCGTATGATTCGGGAGGTTCCCCAATTGCAGGTTCGCCCTTTTTCATATCCAGTACGAATATATCGGTGCCATCAGTAGCAGCGCCAGTGGGCGCCGTCCACATAGCCTGATTTTTATCTTGATCGTAATATCCAAAGGACTTTGTAATTGCGGAAGATTGATTAATCCCCGCTAAAAAGCTGGTGCCCGAATGGGGTTTCATTCGCGATCCGATATTCGTGGAGAATGCCCCATTGATTGCAATAATTGTTTTTTCCTGTGACAAATACATCAACCACGAGAGCGTATGGACAACGCTATTATGATTCATGGGTGCAGGCGCATCTACCCGCTGAATGTCGTCCGATCCGGTAAACCCAGTGACAACTTCTACTCCCTGCAAGGTAAAAATATAGAGTGTCTCTTGTAATGAATCTGTAAATTGCGGGGTCAGCGTTGCCATCGCGATCACTGCGCCACGGGCTTGGAAAAAACCGCCGTTTGTTCTGTTGTAAGGTTGTGTCGCTGCCGTATATTCGATTACAGAATCACCGTTGTTGAACAGTAGACGGTCATGGAACCCAATCACATTCGACATGCCGGTGCCCCAGGTGTCATTGTAATTTGGGGTTCCTCCACCGAACACTTCAATATAATTATTGGAGGCTACTGCTTCTTCGTCTAGGTCTGCGCCTGTGCGGTAAACTTGAATTTGATTTGCACCGCTCAAACCAATAAACAGGTGACCGTCTACCTCCGCGAAAGTTACATCTAGCGCGTCGGCTGCATGAGCATATGGGCTACTCGCTGAATCATTGATCTGGACAAAGGCGCCGGATTGATTGATATAGATTGTTTTGACACTGGCCAAAACTATGATATTCGAGTTTGTTGCGGGACTCTGCCATAAATGCCCGCCGTCATGCAGCAGGGTGTCCCCGTTCAGCAATACCCTCTGCTCAACAGCGACAGTCGCTAAATGCTCATTGGTCAGATTATCGACAGCAGTGATGGACACACCGGCTGATATGGAGGCGATTACAATATTTTCTTCATTCGCATTGCCACGGTCCAGGGTCACAACCCTTCCGGCGATCATGCCGGTTGTTGCCGTGACCTGTACAACCTTTTGGCCGCTGGAACTGGTTCCGTCTACTGTGGTAGTTGCATCGAAAGTTATGGCTAAATCTGTGTCGAGGGTACTGCCCAGACGTTGCTTTATCCCGTCATTATCAAAGTCGCAATTCGGCATCTCAGACGATTCAATGCCGATTTCACCAATAGGAAACCATCCACCTTCAGAGGCTTGGTGACTTCGAGCGATCAGATCATTGGACGAATCCCGTGCATTCAAACCACCGAAATGGGAAATTTGTAACCGTAAAGGCATGGCCCAACTCTCTCATATCAAATCTCAGGCTGTGTCCGTGGACGCGGCCAGAGCCAATTCAGCAATGGTAATTTCCTTGCCGGTCACACGTTGTATTGTTTGTTGTGCGCTGGAAAATCGCACCTGCGCAAGCCCTTGTTGATCCCTGCGCATCAATAAATCCCCAGCGAATAGGTTGGCCAGGGCGTCATCCATATCCAAGGTGCGAAAGGCCGTTGTGTCGCTTCCGCCGGTATTAACCAGCGGAGCGGGTTGAATATAGCCTGTCACACGCACCGTTTTAGCGAAGTTTGGGATTGGGCGGAAATTAATTTGGTGGTTTGATCCATCATGCCCATCAAGCCACATCAAAGGCCATCCGTTCGATTCCGTTGCCATCAAACCCCATTCAAGTTCGTCCCTCGCCTTGGGGATATTCTTGTATTTGTCGCCGTCGTCTGGGTCCTGGATTTCGATGATGCGAATATCGGTAAAGAGCAACACAGGCTTGGTAATGGTCTCCGTATCCGCGACTGTTGATCTTGTTGTATCCTGGCGCCTAAATTCGGGGAAGGATGAAAGCGTGGCAAGCCACCGATATTGCCGGTTTAGCCGCTCAAGACTTGTCGCTTCAGTAAGGTCAAGCCGTTGCCAACGAACCAAATCCTTGATTGTCACCGCTAGGGCTGTCAAATCGGAGGCCATGTTGCCCTTATGTGGCAAGAATGATTTTGATTGCCGCTGTGGACCCTGAATCGTTCCGCACTCGCAATCGCTCGAGCAAGTCCAGAGTTCCGCTGAATGCGTCATCGGCGCCAGGGTTGGCGTAGGTATCATCTGCGCCTAGCATCAACGGAATGTCTTTTACTACTCGGAGCGTGAAGATCACTTTCCCGACTTCGCCGCCATCGTCCCCAACAAATTCCAAGTCTACAGATTGATCCGCTCTGACAATCAGCAGATCAAAGTCATCCAGAACTTCATTGTCAACGGCAAGCGGGTCCCATACGTTTTGCGTCGTAGCGTCCGCGAGGGAAAGATTTCGCTCAACCCACTTGGTTGCAGATACCGTTTTCCGATAAAGCAACGGAGGATCACCGGGCTGTCCGTCTTCAAGCCCATCGATTCGTGTATGAATGCGGTATTTCTTTCCCATCCCATTACCTCGATATAGGGGTTTTGCCCCAACTCAAGGACCGCATCCGACTGGAATTGGCGTCCCTGGTAACCTTGGGTAATTTGGCCATTGCCCGTTGTTCCAAATCGCGGCCCATTTGCATCAACCCGTTTGCCACCGCTATGTCTAGTTCACCAGCAGAGACCCGTAGTTTGCTACGCGCTTCCCGCTGAATTTCAAAGCCCGCGGCCAGTAACGGGACAATCTCATGGTATTCTGAAGGACCCGGCAATTCTCCCAGTCGTTCAATAACCGGCGTACCTACAATGCCGTCGAATCGAACAGCGTAGGTTTGATCAGGGGTCGGGACTACCCGCAATTCTGTGCCTGTCCATGTGAATTCTAAGGGCTGGCGCGTCCGGTCATTGCCGTCTGCATCACGGTTTTCCTGTACTGTCCGCTCAAAACTGACCAAATCCGATTCGTCAAGCGGTTCCCATTTTTCCGAATCAGGATGTTGAGTAAAGACACGCTCAAGGCGCCGCAATTGAATATCCGGCATGGTGTAGGACTGCACACCTTCAACGAATTCCATTGCCGCACCCTCGACTTCACGAAGCCAGGGAAAATCTGTGGCTTGGCAGTATTCACGCAAGGCTCGATTCAACTCGATATACGTGCTAATTCCCGTATCTTGCGCGTGCCAACGGGCCAGATTTATTGCTTCTTCGCCGTTCATTAAAGAGCCGCTTGGTGTTGTTCCGCGTCGTTGGCTTGATCGTCCTCGCTAACGTCGCCGGGGTCTGCCGTGGCGATTCCCGCATCTTCCATCGCACTCAAGGCCTCGATCATTCTGGCCTTGAGTATGCGAATACCCTTTTCGCGAGGCGGAATTGTTACACCGCGAATAGTGAATCGCTCAATGGCAAATCCTAATTTCTGCATTGCGGAATCCTGCGCGGGCGGCGGTATTCTTTTGGAATATTTATACAACGTCCGCACCAATTCCACATCTTCATCCAACATTCCGCCTTCCGGTATGTGGGCAACGGTGATCCCTTGGGCCACCTTAATGGCATCCATAACTTCCTCGGTTTCTTCCCAGAAGGTTTGTCCGCCATTCGCCTTATTACCGCTGTGGTTACGCAAGCATTTGATCAGGTCTTCATCATCGGTAATAAGGGGCTTGTCAGCCCCTTTTATGACGATGGCGGGACGCGCTGCTCGCTTTTTCATGTACTCGTTTGTTGCTCTGTCAACGACTACATCCCCATGGCTGTCGAGTTGCATTTCATCGGTCTCGACTAAGCCGAATTGTTCGGGGGGAAATGATATACGCGCATTCCCAAACCAGCTACAAAAATGAGCCTGAGCCATCGGGACTCTCCGTAAAATTGTTTACATCAACGGCTATTAACCGCCGACCGGGCTTCCTTTCGCCCCACCAGACACACCTGTAATTTTGAAGTGTGCGGCTTCAACTCCCCACTGCAAACCCATATCGCCGTAAAGCGTATTGATTTCACCCAGGTCGTCCTTGTCCTGCGTACCCGAGATAATGTGGAGTTCGCCGGACCGGTTCCCACTGGAGAACACCCGGCGTTTGAGTTCCTGCATGTCGATCCCGTAGGCTTCGCCATTGTAATCGTCTGAGATATTGCGATCCTCGACAATCATCAAGCGACGACCGTTGGGCGCCATGTATTCGATAACCGAGATACCGATCTTCCGCTTTTGTTGCTGGAAATTCACAACATTGTAGGTCAAGCGGTCTTTGGTCATTTGCGTGATGGCGAGAATGAGTTGCGTGGACGCGAACATGATTTTGTTCTGCGAACCTTTCCGCAAACCTTCTTCGACCAAAAATTCGTCGAAGTCATTTTCATACATCACCCCACCAACAGCCCAGGTATATGTCGTGGGTACACCACGGATACCTTGGGTCAGCGTTGTATCGCCGGTATTGGCATCGGTGAAACGCGCTTTCTCGTTGAACAGGAAAGCCCGGTTGATATCCTTCCGCGCATCTTGCAGAGACTTTTTCATCTGATAATCCTTCTCCATGCCGTTTTCAAAGCTGCGCTTGATTTGGCGATTGGAGAACGACAGGTCATAGCGGTATTCCTGCGAATACCCAAAGACCTCCGTGGGAGTGGTGGTCTGGGTTGCCTGCCGCCTGGAATCTTCACCGACTGCCGGTGCCCGTTTCAGCAGCGTGTCGCCGGAATTCATTGCCGCGGCCGCGGTTCCACCGGATGAATTCAATGCGGTCAATCCACGGGTTGCCTTAATGCGCCCCAGGCCGGGAGATACGGTCTGGATATGGATATATTCGCCCGTCCGGCTGTTCTGCCAAGTCTGACCCACGTTGAAATATTTCGGATTGGAGACATCGATATCTTCCACCGTCGCACCTACAGCGGCGGACGTGGTATCGGAAGTTTCCAGATATTCGTCAACATCCCATGGGAATTTTTCCTGTTTGGTTCGCTCTGCCTTCAAACGCGAGAAAAAAGCTAAGAACCCGGCTTCGTTCAAGTTCGCGTCCAGCAGCAGAATCCGCGGTAGTACGTTTGGAATAATCCGCGAGGAACGCACGTCGTATTGGCGCCGTCCTATTTCATGTGTTGCTGCCATTGATCACATCCTTGGTTCGATGATCAGCCGGGTTCCCCGGCAATTAGTTGCCGTCTAGCGGCATTCCAAGGCCCCCCATCAAATCACTGATGGTTTTTTCGGCCTCGCCTGAAAATTCGGTCTGCTTACCCTTGGCGCCGCTCTTGCCGCGTGACCCACCAGTTGGGGGCATACCGTTTTGAGTTGTTGCTGTTTTACGGGCTTCTTTCTTCCCCGCTTTTCTGCCTTTTTCAAATGCACTTTTGACCTGTTTTGCCATGGCTCGATGGGCTTTGACATATCCGTACCGCGCCATCATTCCCGGCAGTTGCACAAACTCAGCGTTGGTTTTCATCAAATCATTGCTGACCGAATAATCGCTGACAACTTTCACGTCCGGCATGTTTTGAATGATTGCAGTTTCCTGCTCCGCAAATGTTTCCGCCCCGTCATCGCCAGCACCGCTGTTATTCGCATTCCCCTGCACCATCTTTTCAATGCGCCGGGTCATTTGCTTTAGGGCTTTATTGACATCCGATCCCATTGCCACCGAATCGCCGTCAATATCAAAATCCTCGTCAGCATCGTCCTGCTGTGTGCCCTTTGGCGGATTTGTCACCACTTTTTGCAGGCGTTTATTTTCTGCTACCAATGCCTGCACTTGCTGTGTGGTCGTGGCGATAAACTTGTCCTTGTCGCCCTGGTACTTGGCCGCGGCATCTTCCGTTTTTGCAAGGCGTCGGAGCAACTTTTCAGTGGATTTCCGTTCACCGGCATCTTCAATTTTGGCCAATCCGAATTCTTTGGACAGGCGTGCGAATTTGCCAGATACCCGGTCCTTGTCGTCCGCGTTATCGTCGCCCTCATCGTCATTTTCCTCGTCAACATCCTCGTCGTCGTCCAGGTCGGAGTTATCATCGGAGGCGTCCAGATCACCGCTATTCGCGTCGTCCTCACCACTCTCACCTTGATCCTCGTCATCGGACCCGTCGAGACCGCTAACGGCAGTGTTGTCAGAATCTTCCTCGCCCGTATCACCATCTATGGTCTGGAATGTTTCGCCTACACCGTATACCGACAAATCGGCGGTTCCTTGGTTTCCGCTGTTGGTTTGCTCCTGAGCCATCTGCATTCTCCTAGCTTGCCGTACACCGCTTGCACGATGTCATGGGCTGGATTTAAACTACTGATTGAGCCTGTTTGAGCCTGCCCCGACTGAAACACTAAGACCCTGCTGCGCAGTGGAAAGTTCCATTCGGAATTCAAGCATCATTCGTTCAATTGTTTGTTGGTGTGCCAACAACATTTGATCGATTTCGGCTCGTTGTTCGGAGGACATGCGGTTGTTATCAACCTGCACGTCCACCTGGGCCTGTTCCTGCCTTCCTTGTTGCTCTCTTTGTCCCTGCGACTGCTGTTTGCTCTGTGCAATGGCTATGTCGGCCTTTGCTCGATTGGTTTGCGTAGCCTGATCCAATTCCAGTTGTGCCTTTACTGCCTGTTGCTGCGCCTGCTGTTGGGTCTGTGTTCGCTGTTGTTGTATTTGCTGCTTCTCTTGTGGCGACCGCTTGATTTCTGTCACGTCCAGACCGGACATATCGAAGACCTTGCCTACCAAAGCCCCCCAGTCGTAATCGTCGCGGATTTCTTCAAACACACCCGGTATTTGTCCAAAGGATGCAAACACGTTCTGAATGCTTTGGGCCAGAAAGGTGCGGGACATAAATTGATCGGCGCCACTGACTGCATTGATAGTGACATCGATATCCATTTCATCGGCTTGGATGGATCGTGCCTTTACATCCGGCCCAGCTTCGACCCAATCAATCGCGGACTCGCGGTATTTGTTTGCCCCGACTACGGTGATAATTCGACTCTCACCAAAAAATTCAGGGTCTTTGAAGTACGTCAGGGCAATATCGCCTACTTCCTCAATCAGCTTCATTACCTGAAGCCAGATTGGGCGGAAGGCTCCCATATTGCGTGTCAGTACTTCCTGTATTTCGCCAAGCGTAGCTTCCTTTTGCGGCGATGATCCTTTGAAGGCGTCGGACGCATGAGCGAGTTGATCCCCTTGTCCCATGATAAATTGCAGGTCGGTAAACAAGCCTTCAGTACTGGTTTTAATTGGCAGCGGAGCGAATTCGTTACCCAAATTAAAATTGGGGGATTGCGCCCGCGCCGCTTCCACTTCATCGCCGTCAAGCCGTACCAGCTTATTTTTGTCCTCAAAATCTTGAATAGTTTGTTTGCTCACAAATCTGTCTGTGGTAGCAACGGGGGCATGGATATTTGCGCGAACATCATCCAGACGAAGGTTGAATAACGTATTCACAACCTCTTGCACCGCCCGATACATTTCCACCAGCCCGCTACCATCCACTCGCCATTCATGCGGATCAAAGGACTTCCCGCGGAATGGATGCCCTTTGTATGGGAATGGATTTTCACCGTACCGTCCGACTTCTCCATCCTCCCCGCCGATGACCACGGCATACACACTGTCCAGTCCCTTTTTCGGGCTTTGCCAGTAATGCCATACTTCAATTAATTCATCTTCCTCGATATCCGTGGAAGCGTTGATTGTCTGGTCTCCAAAGAACCGGCGTAGGGTGTCATCCATTTCTGGACCAAGAGGCGCAATTTCATGCAGCCCCTTGTTCGTCGGCATTCGCCAGTGACCATCATCGATATTCATTTGAACTTCGGCCCTGGTCATGTAGACCAATTCCAAAACCCAAGTTGCGTCTTTCAAATCGTGTGCATAAGGATCGATGTAGAGGAACCCGCGGTCCACCACATCGAACTTTAAATCAGGCTCATAGCTGTCAACCCGCCACGTCACTTTCATAATGCCGAGTGAATATTTCAGGAAAGTGTTGAGCCAGCGCGGCATCACATCATCACGGAAACGCCAGATATCGTCGAAGTAATATAAGAGCATGGCTTCGGCAATTTTGGCTTTCTGCCATTCTTCCTCCAGTGCTTCTATGGACGATACTTGCGGTTTCGCGGAAAGGAGTTGAGGTAATTGGGACAGAAGCATGATCATAAAAGCACGAACGACTTGAACCATTTCCCTGGTTTTGCCCACAAAAATATGATCGTCGTTATCGTCGGTCTGATTCTGCCATTCTCCTTCGTATTGCTTTTCCCAGTTGGCCATCTTGATCGCAATTTCATCAGTTTGGGTCTGGGCTTGATCACGGCGAAAGCGAATTGTATCGAGGATTGTTTCCCGTTGAGTCTCGGTAAGTTCTTCCGATATGTCTTTCGACCCCTCCTTCGATGTTTCACGCGGTAAGGGTTTTTGCTCCCTTTCCACCAAACGGGCAACAGCACGGCCCCCTTGCGTGTTATCGGCTGGGAAGTCGAGAACACGCGCAGTGGATTCCTTGTTGAATCTTGGGGTCCGTTTATGCGGCATTAGGTGACCTGTTCACGCGGGTGAAACAGTTCAATCGTTTCAACTTCGACTTCAAAGGTCGCGCCCGCTGTTGCCGAAGGCATAATGGTGTGGCAAATCAGCGAAGATAGCCGCCCTATATAGATTTCCGGCAATTTGAACGATACGACTTGAGCGCCGGAGGCATTGTCGATATTGGACGAGTTTCCACCGTCCAGATCAAAGATGAACCTATCGCCAACATCGAAACATGGCGCCGTCGCGGTCTTGACCTTCATCTGGTACATCAGTTTGGTCGCTGATGCGGCATTCGCCGTCACATCACCAAAGTATACTTTGCCCAAGGGTACGCGAGTCGTGAAACCCGTGGCCGTGTCGATATACATTGGATTCCCGGTCAATTCCGTTCCACCGCTGGCGTATCGGTTTTTCTTGTCCAGAAAGAAATAAAGAGCAACGCTGGTGGCGGCTGTTCCAGCCGCAACACACATCAATGAAATTCGCTTCGGCACAACGAATACATTTTTCGTGGCCAATCCGCCCGTCGAATTGGCGCTATTGTCGATGACCATTAGTGCTTCAGTCGCAACGATAGCCGTTGGTGTGGCATTTGTCGCAATCCCTGTATTCGGCGTGGGATTGGCGTAATTGAAATGTGCTTGCGCTGGCCGGTCAGTTCCCAAATTGGGAATTCCAACTAAACTGAGAGACATTGTATTTCTCCTGCCTTCAAGGTTGGCTAAGTGTCAGCAGACACAGCAGGGCCACTGCAAGTGCAGGTCGCCCGTTGTCATGCGTTCCAAGGGTCCGGCGATAATTACCGGGAAGAAGGCAGGGGGCAAGCCCCGGAGGTAGGATTAAATGATTGTGATACTTCCCGTGCCTCTACAGTCCTCGCACGGGGTAATTCGTAATCGGCTGATGTGCTTCATTCTTTCTGAAATCATTCCACGTCCAGAACACGATTTGCAACCACCGTCTTTCTGGCCAACCGGCGCCCGCGGTTTTAAATTCCGCTGTATTGATGGCCGCACCGCCGTCCTGTAAGGCCAATCCTCTTTCTTGATTGGCTCCTGGAATGTGTAATAATCGTCCAGATTAATTGGCTTGCGCTGCATCAAATTGCTCCCGCAAAGACGGCAACGTGGAGTCGCATTTCGGGCAACTGTTTGCGTCGGCCCCGATGTAATGGATGTCGGGATGATGTTTCCCGAACATTCCGCCTTTATTTTCGGAACCCTGTTTCGCCCAAACAAATTCTTCAAATGACTCCCAAGGACCCGCCACTACCTCGTCGGCTTCATCTTCCCCAACTTCATCGGGCCGCTCTTGATCGCTCCATTCGGCAAAAGCCTTGTCACGGTCTGCCGCCGATATGTCAAAGCCAACCGTTTCTTCAATGGCCGATACCTTGGGACTTCCATCTGATGTCATATCGCCGGGGTCGCCAAACATCATAATGTTCGCGACTGCTTCTTCAACGAGGTCTTTTTGATCTTGATCCAAGTCAGCCATTATTTTGCTCCTGGCCAATTAAGTTCCTTGATATCACCGTTGAAACTACCGTTTGTCCATTCCAGATTGGGGGGCAAATAGTCCTGTAAAAGTGACACGGGATAATTTGCAAGGTTTGGAATTGCTGTAACTTTGACTTCCGCTTTCCTGACCATGACGGTGATGTTGTATCCGTACTGTTTGATACGTGCGGAACTGCAATCGAACCCCGCACGGACAAGATGATAGAGCAATAGCCCGGCAGTCCAGAGCGTGAAATGTCCGCCCACAACGGCGTGCTGCGCAGGCGGCACCGTCAACACAAACAATCCGCCAATCTTCAAATCACCGTAGGCTTTGCAAAGTAATTCTTGGGGATTGTCAACATGCTCCAGAACATGACTGCACCAGACAGCATCGAACTGTTCCGAAAATATGGTTTCCGAATCCAGATAATCCAAAGGCAACAAAACAGCTTCGCCACCATTGAACTTGTCGTCCAACCCAGCGACCCCGTTGGGATCAACAGCTACCACCCTTTTACCGGCGGACGCCATATGTCTCGTATGTTCGCCTGACCCATAGCCAATATCCAACACGGATTTGATTCCCGGCTCTGCCAGCAAGGCGTCCATGGCCTCATGGCTGATACGTTCATCGGTATCATCGTCGTCGGGTAGTCCTGTTCCGTCTGCGAAATCGTTGGTTTCATATCCGTATCCAGGCCCAGGCATGAATTCGCGATATCCATACAAGCCGGGAACATGGCGATTGATGCCGTCAAGCGGTCCGGTTTGCAGGAGGTTTGAGCCAGGGAAAACTTTGACTATAATGCCTGCTTCCTCCGCACGGCCTATCCAGTATTCCAGTCCAGCGCGTTCCGCTGGCCGGGCGCCGTTATAGTCACAACCGCCAAACGAGATTGACTTGACCCCGATATGAATGGCCCATGCCGTTGCAAAGCAAACTGTTTCCGCAAAATAGAGGCGGAAATTCTTTGCGTGGCCATTTGAAGTCTTGGGACTCAAAACCTCATCAAGCGGATAGGCGACTGTCTGAGGAAATTTGTCTGGGTATGCGACGGATGTAATTATCGGCACGGGACAGGATTTGGTAATTGGCTCCCAAAATTCCCGCGAATATTCGATTTTCTTGTATGTATCGGGATGGATGGTCTTTACAGAATCCCACGCGGGTCCTTCAAGATCATCCATCATCCAACAAAGTTCCGCCCCTGGATGCCATTGCCAGCCTCCAGAGACAACCCAAAGAGGTAAGCCCAAACTTGAATAATCGCGGCGCCCGGTCGGGCCATTTCCGACGATTACAATGTCCTGCCCGCGGTATTTTGTCGCCAAATCACCGATCGATGGAGCATTGACCAACGGTGGCCGCACGGGGGGCGTGTGAGATTGGGTTATTTCTTCCATAGGCTACACAACATCCTTGACGGTCGTTATCCGAACATCGCCCGCACCGCCAGCCCCGGCAATCCCATAGATGGGTGAGGTTGTATCGTTCGGACTCATTCTGAAAGGCATGTACGCCGTCTGCAAAGCCACGTTTGAAGCTGTGACTTCCGCAACCCGCGCTTCCACGCTATACAGAGTCGAAGCGGTATGCGCTCCCAACCAAATGCCAACACCTGCGGCTGTCTCGACGGCTCCCCCAACTTCCGCACCGGCAAAGCCCAGTTTCGGAATATACAGCGTGAGATTCGTGGGCGCAGCCCATGAGGCTGTCGGGATAACCGCGCTTTGTTCTGTGATCGTCCACCAGTACCCGATTTTCAACGCCGCTGAAAATGCCGGGGTTGCAGCCGTGGTACAGATCATGAATCCAACATAAGTCCAGAACTGTGTACGACTTGTGCCCGGATGACCCAACACGCCAGCATCGAATGCACCAGAGGCAAAAGTTACCGGGCCGGTCTGCGATGGTTTCATAACCAGCGAGCCGGTGGAATCATCGTTGATCGAAATATACATATACCAAACACCAAGAACGGAGTCGGCGTCGGTGTCGGCTGCGCCGTCCGAATCCAGAATGGCGTTGCTGGTGTTGTTCCAGGTATATGCAAAATCTTCATCAAGGCAAACAAAATCGTTGCCATTCCAGATCGGAATCGGGCGAGTGACGCCCTTCAGCGTGAATGTGACATTGTTCGCTCCGCTGATTGTCGCGGGAATTGGCCCACTGTAAAGTTTTTCTGCGAGCGGGACCATTGTTGCAAGATGTGTGTTTCCACCTTTTCCTGTGATAGCTCTGGGATGTCCAAAACCACGATTAGGGGTTGCCATATCAAATCTCCCATTAGGAGAGTGCGCAGGTTTTGCCTGCGTCTTCGCATAATTTCAGGGCGGTCACCCTAAAAGCAGCGCGCTATGACTGACAAATGCCTAATTATCAGGCGGGAGTCAAGGAATTTTTATTTTGGTGATTAAAGTTTAGACACTTTTGACGTGGGGAATAACCAATCTTCAGGCTTGCGGTTGTCGTCGTCTGTTTTCTTGGCATTGCCAAATAGCCAATCCATCAGATAACAACCCGCCTTACAGGCGTGTGACCATTCACTATGATCGGGAGAGGATCCAGGGATTGGCCTGCCAGTTTCTTTCGATACGGGAAATGCCCAGTTTTGCATGGCCATAATGAAGTGAGGAATTCCATAACGGCTGAATGCAACGCCGCCAGGGACAGCCAGCATTTCGCGGAATTTTGTGATGGGTTCCATTTCTGTATTGTACCGACCTTTGACAACAACGGGTTTTTCGGCCTGGGTGATAGTCAGTCCCAGATATTCCGAATGCTCGGTTTGAGTGATTTCTCCCTTGAGATATTTGACCCAATGTTTTCCCATGGGATCGCGCTGTTTGCCGGTCCGCATATCTCCGACATGCAGGTCGTATCTGTATCCCGTGTGATTGATAATGTACCGCCATTCAAGGGCGTTGAGGTCTGTTTCCTCTTTCTCCGCAAAAAAGACCAAAGTCTTCTTCGTCCATCGGTGATACTGGACTGGCGCGGGTTTTATCTGCGCGTACAAAATACTTGTGGGGTCGTTGATCCCGAAGTCAATCCCGGTTATTACGTTGTAAACTGGATCGTACTCGACCAACGTTCCATCTTGTATGTGTACCCAGATATTCTCATTCTCCGGGTCTGGAAAGGACCTGAATTTCGGAAACACCCTGCCCGATGTTGAAGTCTCGTATTGAATTTCATGTTCTTGCGCCATGATTTCAGGCGTGTTCGCGGGCTTTGCTGATTCTTTCTTGTGCCAATCCTTTGTCTTTTGGGGATGTTCTGACCAATGCAGGGTTTTCTTTTTAACCGCTGGGTCGTGTGCCATACGGGCGAATTCGTTCCCCATTCCCTTGGGAGTGGAGATATAGAACACTGTTGGCGACAACGATGCGAAAGCTGCCAGAACAGCCTTTGCATCTCCAATATGCGCAAATTCGTCAGGAATAAAGCAGGTTGCGCGTCCTTGGCGCCCGCCCGTTGATTCTGTCTTTTGCCCGCGCATGACCGACCCGGTTGTGGGCAAGATAATCAGGTTTTTGGAATCAGTCCGCAGTGCTTCCTCTTTCCAACCAGACCGAAGCCATTCAGGAAGGTTGCGCTGGATATAGCGGAATTTCCCGAACAGCGAATCTTCCGTTCTATTGTCAACATCTTCTTCCCGCAAGGACGATGGATAGATGACTGTGCCGGGATAGAAGTTGCACATCCAGGATGCCAGGGCCATGAAACACCACGTCGCGCCCATTTCTCGGGATTTTTCTATCAGCCCGGAATCCCGAATATGCAAAAGCCATACGGCCCAGGTCAATAAATCATCTTGAAAGGGGAATGTGACAAATGGTATATCCGGCTTGTTCCCATCAGCAATTCGCCGCGGATCGAATGTCCAACAGAACGTATTGATATAATACAGGATTGACGACTTGCAAAGTTGCCATTGCAAGGCTCGATATTCAGGGGAAGTTTCTGCATGTTTCAGGATGTTTGCGCGAAACAGAATATTTTCCGCCCAATCCAACTCATAGCGTAAATCCGCGTTGCGGATCAATTCGCCTGGCTTGGCTGGTCTTTGGCGTACCAAAACCCCAATATCAATCGTGGGGTCAATTTCCCAAGTCAGTTGCGTTGCATCGCCTTCAGACGAGGCTTTGAGAAAATCGTAGGAGGGATATTCGGGAATACTTTCAGCGGGGATTGCGTCCGGCCAGATCGAAAGTTTATTGCCTGTCGCTGAATTTATTAGCGTATTGGTTTCTGTCATATGGCATAATAGGCGGTCTTACTTTAACCTGCTAGTAAATTTGGCCATTTTTCACCCCTGTTTTTTCAAGTGATATTCTTCTGGAATATTCCCGGTATGTACCATTTCCAAAATAGCCGCCGGATCAGACCTTCCTAAATCACGGATTTTGTCATGGTCCAGAACCCCGTGGATTGTCAGATTGTTGGTAGTGGAGTTGTTGATATTGAGTTCTGGCTTTGTGTTCAATAGTGGAACTTGCCCTGCCGCCGCCGTTTTCGCGTACACTTCAGCCGCCCTCACACGGGCATTTGCCGTCCTGTCTTCTATGTTTGTCCCCTTCGCCACATCGATAAGGCCCTGGGCAATGTCTGGAGCCGCGGAGGCAAGAGCCATATGGAAATCCATGGTACTACCGGCCACATATCGCTGATACATTTTGGCCCACCATTCTTTATGCCTCCATGTGCGGATAGTGCTTTTCTTCACACAGGCCGCATTGGCCGCGGCTAAACAGGGATATTTTTTGTTTTCGGGATGGTAATACGCGAGGAATCCGGCTTGATGCCGTGGAGTGATATTCAGTAATTCCAGAAATTGCCGTTCATCTTCATCCATACCCGGCAATGGAGGATTATCGGCGTCGCTTCTTCCGCCTCGGGTTTGGAATACAAATGCCCCAAATGGGGGAGTCGCAGCCATCACTTAATCCTTTTCAGGTGGACAATATTCGGGCTTGTTCTCTTAACGATAATACGCGCTATCTCGTCAATAGCAAAAATGGCGTCTGATTGGATTAGTTCCATAATTTCTTTAGCCGCTTCCATTGCATTTGCAAACTCGTCTACTTTGGCTAACTTACTCTCTCCGAATTTCATGCGCCCTCATTTCAATTTCGCCTTCTCATTAACCCGCAATCGCCCTCAGTGTGTTCTTCGCAAAAGGCAACTTCGCAGACATAGGACTGAACCCAGAGCTGGCACTTGTTCCGAATACACCACTTGTCCGTGTCCCGTAACGGGGACTCCGACGCCAATAAAGCCCCATACAATATAGGGCAGGCTTTCATTTCAACTGACATTTCCAAGTCTCCTATTTTTCACCCAAGGAGGAATTGCCTTCAACCGAGCAAGAAGTCCTGGAGGCCTAGCCTTAAATAAAAAACCTTCCGGCCCACAATCCCCACCTGCATACCTCGTTGGATGACCAGCCATCGTGCCCATTACAGGATCAGTCCAATCCGCCAACCTGCAACGATGGCCAGTACTCCCGCCTAGAAAAACAGCCTCCGAGTCCCAACGATAATGCTGACACTCCCTGCAAATTTTCATCCAGTCTCCGTTGTGGATAGTGAATATTTATACCCAGATAATACTAAACAACCAGCATATGCCAAATATTTTATATATGGAAACCAAAATAACACCGAGTGTAATAAAAAGACACAACCCTTGCAGCCGTGGCGCACAAACCAATAAAAAATTAGAATGGAGCCATGTTAAGGGCT